TTTCCGGTCTAAGTACGCCATGACCCATAGCGTATTTTGCAACCATTAAAGTACCTTGTCTTCTAATGTCGTATTCCATTTCAGTAGCTAAATCCATTAACTTAACAGTTCCAACTGCTGTAGGGTGACAAACTAAACCTTCGAAGTTAGTCAAGTTAACTGCTTGAGGGTTTGAACCACCCTGAGTAGCAGAACCTTGGTCAACACCTGAGTTCACGTTTGAAGCAACAAAATGAGGAACAGCAATTAATCTGATACCTGCAATTTGTAATACCCTTCCTGAAGCAACACCACCGTTAGCACCACCACTGAAGTCAACATTGACTGCGTTTGTAGCGTTTGCTAATTTGTAGTACATTTCAGGTTTTAAGAAACAAACTCTACCGTCAGCCGGTACATATTTATTGTCTAATGTTTTTGCAGCATCAAACAATGAATCTATCATTCCATTTGCAGATGTTGCTGCTGTTGCAGAAGCGATAGCAGTATTAGTTAATACTGTACCTGTATCTCCACCAGTAACGTTAGCAGTACTTGTTAGAGCTGCTTGACCAACTGTTTGTAGAACGTGTTTGTCTTTTTGGAAAGCTAATGCTCTTCCAATCTCAGTAGAATATGAACTTCTCACATCCCAATGATTTTTAGCTTCTTCAATATTTGATAAAAATGCTGAAGATATTAAAAGGTCATTAATTGTAATAACCTTTTCGTTGTGGTTCACATCAGAACCGAGTATTTCTGCACCAGGTGTATGGTACGCAGCAGTTGTTCTACCCATTACTGGGAAAGTTGCTGATTTACCATTACTGATACTTCTTACTGAATCAGTGCCTTGTGTTTTACTTGCTCTTTCAAAAGAAGTAATAACTTCTCCGGAAAAAACTTTTAAAAACAATGCGTCTTCTGAACCAGAAGCGTTTACTCGTCCAATGGAAGCCGGAGTTGCGTTTGACATATTTGTCTCCTTTTTCTATTGTTATTGTTTAAAAAGCTTTCACAAGTTTCTAGTTTGTTTCACAAGATTGTCGTTCCTCGGAACGGTCAAGTTAATGGACTTTAACTTTGTGTTAGCAGTTGCTACCTAAATAGGTAACACAACTATGATTTAGCAGTTTTCGCAGCTCGTTTAAATTGTGCTGCTGTAGGTCTGCCTTTTGTACCTGCTGTTCGCATTTTTTCACCACTACCTGCTTTAATTCTAGCACGTTTTTTGTGAATGTTTGCGTAGAGTCCTGTCTTTGCCATGTTAATACCTCTTATTTTTTGGTTTCGGTTTTGGTTTCGGTTTTGGTTTGTACGGCATTTAGTATTTTCTCCAATTCTTCTAGTGAGTGTTTTGCACAAGTTAATTTTTCAAAACGTTCATCTATTACTTTTAATAAATTATCATGGTCACCAATCCCTACTGGTTTCTGTAAATAAATATCTATAATAGATGTGTGTTCAGCTATACGTGCTTCGTATAGTTTTTTTAAAGCTAGTAACATTACAGTTCACTATTTTTTAATTTAGCTTGAACGTCAGCTCTATAAGCATTATCGGAAGTATATCTTTCATCAGACATTGCTTGTGTAACTTCTGCCCAAGAACGATAACCAGGTGCATTACTTGTACTTGGTCTATTTCCTGTTTGTAAATTAGGTTCAACACCTTCAGCATTTTTAAATCTAGCATTCAATCCTGCGATTGCTAATTTTGTTGCTTCAATGTCTTTACCATTTACTGTTGAGTTATAAGCATTTACTTCTGCTTCACTTAAATTGTCTGAAGCCCAAGACATCATATTGTTATAAGCGTCTGCGCCCCCTACTTCTTGTTTAAGTGTGTTAGAAGTTTGTTGGGCAATAGCTTCTTGACCTTTAATAAAAGCGTCTACGTAATCTTTAGGTATTCCTGCTTTTTCTAAAGCGTCATAAGATTTGTCAGCTAACTGTCCACCTTCGTTATATTCTTGTTGAAGAGAAGACATATCTAACCCTGCATTTTCTACAGCTTTTTCTGCTTTATCAATTGATAAGTCAGCGTCATCTTTTTTGCCTTCTTCTTTGTTAGGTTCTGAGTCTTTATTATTATTATTTTCAGACTGTCCTAATTTGTTTTCAAGTTCACCATAGGCTTTAGCCATGTCTTCAGCGTTCTTAAATTTTTCTGGTAACCATTCAGGTCTACTTTCATTCTCAAAAGTTTTATCTTGAGCCGAGTCTGTTGGTTGTTCAGAAGTTGTTTCAGCTTCTTTTATTTCTACTTTTTCTACCATTTGTTATTATCCTCTTGGTTTTGTAACGTTGTCAGCAACTTTAGGTGCAACAGCTTGTGCTGTTTCCATCATTTGTTGTTGTTGCTGCATTTGCATTTGTTGTTCTTGTTCTGCTTGTAATTGTTCAGGAGACTTAATTAAGTTCTCAGTTTCAATTCCATGTCCTGTTGCAAGTCTTTCAATTAAATCACCTATGTTTAATAATTGAACTGCTTGAGGATTCATTTGTGCTAACTGTCCTATCTCTCCTACAAACTCTCTTAGTTTCTGTAAGTCATTTCCTCTACCTAGTGCTTCAACACCAGTAATAATAGTTGGTCTTACAGAACCTTTTGGAAGTTTTGGTATTTCGTTTTTACTTCCCATTCTTGTCATAAGAAGAGCGACTAAAGGTAATTGTAATTCTTGTGATAATAAAGAATAAATTCCACCCATAGCAGTCTCAAGTTCATTAGCCATATATCTAATTTCTTGAGCCGTAACTCTTTCTGCTTGACGTTGAATTGCTGTGTTAAGTAGGAATGCGTATGCTAATCTTTCTTCAAGTCTGCTAATTGCTTTCTCTACTGTTTGTAAATCATAAAATTTCTCTGCTTGTAATACTGATACATCGTCTCTATTTCCAGAAATAATGTCACCATTTCTAGATTTTGCAATGTCCATTTTCTTTGTAGTAGAATTAGGTTTTACTAAGAAAACCATTTTAGCTGACGCAGCGGCACTTTCTACAAGCGCTTGTGATAATCCTTCTAAAGATTTTAAGTCACCAATTACTTCGTCTACAAAACTTCTTCCATAACTTTCTGAGTCAACTCTAATCATTCTTAAAGCTAACCATGGAAGTTGGTCTGCGTTATGTTCACCAACAGATGAAGGTATTTTAATTCCTTTTACTTCTTGGCATACATAATATTTTTTATTATTTAGTTTATAAATATGTGTATATAAATCACAATGAGTTTCAGACTGAGCGTCTTCTTTACTCATCATTTGTAAAACTTGTTCTCTAATTTCTAAGTCTAATCCTAAAACAGATACACTTTCTTTTACAACTATTTCTAATAAGTTTCCCTCACCGTCTCTTTTACATACATACTGATTAAGAGGAAAAACTCTCATACTACCTTCTTTAGGCATATGACATAAAACATTTCCACCAACAATTAAATGTTTGATTGCTTCAAATATTGGAACTCTAATTGCAAGTGACTCAATTTTTCCCATAACGTCACGTTCAATTTTTGCTAATGATTTTTCAATTAACGTTTTTAGTTCTGGTTGTTCTTGCACTTGTTCTTTAGCTTTGCCTTGTATCGCTAGTCTAAAGAATGGTTGATTTGGGGGGAGTAATAACAGTAAGAGTTTACTGGCTAAATTGTTAACACCTCTACTTCCAACTGATTGGAAAGGACTATAAAAATCTTGTGAAGGGGCGTGAGAATCTTCTGGAATTAAAGTTGGTATCGTCAATTCTGAACACTGTCTTCCACGGTTTAAAAAGTGTTCTCTATGTTCCGACAGAGAATTGTATCGGCTTTCTGCCGTGTTGTGTAAATTATCTGCCATTGTAAATTACCTTATATAATTGTTCCAGAACTACCAGGGATGTTTAAATCCGTTTGCATACCTATTGTTCCTTTTTTCGATTTCTTCTTCTTTGCTATTTCCATAGCGTCTTCAGAAGCTAGTTCGATAGTAGGCGCTAATTCATCTCCTGATGAAACGGCTTGTCTTACTGGCTGTATTGCTTCCTGCACTGGAGGTGCAGAAGGTCTTCCCATACACATAATTGTTTCCTTCCTTTAATAAGTTGGTATTGTTAAATCACTAGATTGTGATGTAGTCACATCCGATGATTGAGATACACTACTTTTTTTCTTTTTATCGCTGACCACCGGAGTTGTATCTAAATCTGGTGGACTGGCTTTTGGGTCGAATGTATTACCGTCTACGTATTTAATATTAGGGTCAGGTCTTGTAACTACAGGTGGGGTTTTCGTTGATGAAAAGCACATGGTTATTTCTCCTATCCTAATAAGTTATCTTCGTTACGTTTTTTTAATTCGACTAACCAATTAACCACACTTCTTTGTCCTGCTTTGAACCAAACTGTACGTTCATCATCTTTCAAATCAGCACTTTTTTCTGGAAAAACTTTGTCTAAAGTTTTAACAAGTTCTTCCACTGTGTATGGTAATTGTATATCATCTAAAGGGTTCATATCTTTTTCCTTCTAATATGGGTACTATTAGCCCCACAAATTTCCAGTCATACTACCTTTTGCATATTCAGTAGCACGGTTTTCAAAGAAATTTGTATGTTCTACGCCATTTAAAACCCAATCAAGCCAAGGCAATGGGTTATCTTTGACAGCAAAATTAGGTTTTAATCCTAATTGTAATAGTCTTCTGTCGGCTATGT